ACCATATTCATTAAAATCTTGATTAATATATGTTACTATAATTAGCATTATTACTTATATATAATTATATGAATTATATTTTTAAGTATTATTTAACAAATATAATTCATATATTAAATATTTGTTAAATAAATAAAACAAATGTTCCCACCTATGCGCATACTTTGACAGCACATCAAAAGTGTTATATTTTTCTATATATTTAGGTTAGGTTATATAATTAATTTCTATTTTACAATTATATATGGATAAAACATTTGGTGAAAAGAAATATAAATATATTTGTAAAAATAAATTTAATAAGAAAAAACAAAAATATTCAAATCATCGCAATAAAGTACCACTTCATAAACCGGCAAGAAATTATGTTAATTCATATATAAATCGCAATAAATATAATTTAGAAATTTTAAAAAATTTTATTTTTCCATCAATATGTCCAAATACTTATAATAGATGGGATTGTAAACCATTAAAACCAAAGGTATTATTATAAATTAAACCAAACCATTGAAGATTAAACGGTTTTAATTTTACATATTTTTTATTCATAATGTTTTATTTTATCATACAACTCTGGCTTTAATGTTTTAAATTTATTTATAACATAGTTAATAATATTATTATTCAGTCCATCTTTTGTATTGTTGTTAAGTTGAATGATATGTTTTTTATATTCAAGTGCACAACTTAGTGCTGAAACTGTCCATGTGTAATCTATTATATCATCAAAATTTGCAATTAGTTCATCAAATGCTTTTGGATAATTCCAAACTATAGAATAGTGATAAGCATCTGATATTGATACATTATAGGTTCTTACCATAAGTGTCAATAAGTCAAAAGCGTCGTTGTTTTTCATTTTGGACTCTTCATTCTTTATATTGGACATTATTTGACGTGTTGCTAGTTCTGCATCAATTTTGCCATTATTCTTAAAACCAGTTTTTAGTAAAAAAAGTATTGTATCATACCATTTTTGTTGTTCTATTGTATTGTTTTCTGAATAATTATTAATGTAATTTTCCACAGCCAAATGAATTAACTCATAAGAATTACCATCTGGTTGGTATTCTAAATCTATTATATTTTCAAAATGTGATAAAACTAACAAATTTGCTTTGTCTGTGGCATACGATGTAATGTGATATAATTTTTTCGCATATAATGTCGGAATCTCTTTATTATAATTTACATCGTATGAATCATCATCATCAGACTCAGTATTATCAATTTCTGTGTCAGGGTTTGTCATGTATTCGTCCAATGCACTTAGATTGTTTGTATCAACATATTTTTGTACAGTTTTATTTGTGACTATAGAATAACACGTCGGCATAATATTATTATTATATCTATGTTTATATTTAAATACTTATATATTATAATAAAAATTTTAATGAATGATATATTATGTCAAAAATGTAACGCCAAACAGAGTAAAATTAATATGGAATTTAGCACATTTTATAAGTGTCAAATTTGCGAGAATACATGTTGTATAAATTGTATGTATTTATGTTGTAGTATATGTAATAAAGAAATTATATGTTTTTGGTGCGGAACAGATTTTAAACACATTAATAATATTAGTATAACAGAAAAAATAAACCTAAAATGTAAAAAATGTATGTAACGGTCTAATATCCGATTAAACTATATGCTAAATCATCAATTTCTGGTTTAACTATTTGAACTATTTGTGGTAATGGATTACCAAAAGTATTTGGATAAAGATCACATAATTGTGGATTATGCGGCCAATGTGATGTGGTTCTTAAATTTTTCCAAGCATTAATTTTAGTATTTAACATACCCATTGATGCAAAACTTCTTGGAGTATAACAAAGATATACAACACATCTATAATTAGGTTGATGACGTTTTATTTCAGGTTCTTTTGCACAATGAATTGTTCGTGAGTCCCATAATACAAGAGAACCAGCTGGACATTTAATCATTTTTTTAACACATTTTTTAGTATCAGAATACCATTTAATTTGTTCTTGATTCAAAAGAAACCAATCATCAGGATTGGTCTCTTCAAACTCTTTTGCAAAATCGCCATGATATTTATGTGATCCTTCTAATACAATTAATGTAGCATCACCTTCATTAGTATCATAAGCATTAATCCAACCTTGAACACACTCAAACTCATTTCTTAAATAACTTTGGTCAGTATGTAACCATAATTTATCTTTTTTAGCAGCCCATCCAAAGCCAGTTATTTCAGGTGGAATATGAAATGATACACCATCAAAACTTACTAATAATTCTTCTTTACTAACATTCCAGATTTTTTCAAATGGTTCTATTACTTTATGATTTGTTCGCAAATCCCATATAAATTGTGCATGTCCTATGGACCAATGTTTAAGCAACATTGAATGTTTTGGATATAATTCTTTATAAGTTGTCCAAGTACTAGTTCTATCTTTTTTAATTGGAACTGGTAATTTTATTGTAATAGTTTCTAAATAATTCCACATACCTTGTTTTACTGCATCACATTCTTGTTGATTTATTATATCTGGAATTATTGCTACACCATATTTATTTAGTGTATCTAAAATATTGTCATTATCTGTTATATATTTTTCATATTCATAATTCATTATAATTATATATATAATGAATTATTTTTAAATAATTTATAATTATAAATACTAAATTTTTATTTGATGATGTGAATGAAATTTCAATAATTCCAAAAATAGGATTAATTTGTTTAATGAATCAAAATGTAATATTTTTCACAATATTTTAAATTTAAAAGTTTTACGTTTCCTAATGCGCATTCTCACCCGTTATATTTTCAACCCTTTTTTATGTATAAATGATTATCTAATTTATAGGTATAATGTGTTGAAGTTGGAATTGTGAATTCTTTTTTAAAAAAAGTAGATTCATCTGATTTATAATAAACGGATTGTCGCTCATCATAATTAAATATTTCTAAAATATTTTTTCCTACGTTCAGAATAATTTCTTCATTCTCTTCATCCGGTGAAACATCACAAGCAAATGTTAACGTGCCAATAGTGCAAATACGACCTGATTTTCCTACATAATTTGTAGAACATGCTAAACGTTGTACTCCGTATAATTTGTCTTCCATTAAAGATTTTATTGCTACCTTCCAAACTTCATTCATTAATGATTTGTCGTTAAAATATAGTGCCCATTTACCACAAATTTTTTTTGGGATGGTTTTTTTATCAAATCTTAACCAAGGAGTATCGTAAACATCCAAAGGCAATAAATTGATTGCGGTATTATTCATTTTATATAAGATATATAAGATATATAAGATATATAATATTTTATATGAATAAAATAAAAATGAATAAAATGAAAGAAAATGAAGATTTTATTTTTGAAATGATATTTTTTGAAGAAATTTATGAAGAAGAAAAAAACAAAATAATAAAATTATCTGAAAATAACATTACAAGTAAAAATGGTAAAAATATTTACAATATATTATGGAATATTGATACATGGGATGTATGTTTTTCATCTTCTTATGGTTTTCCAAACAATAAAATGGGATTTTGCGGACAATATTATCTTCCGAAATTAATGCCTCTTGCAAAATATTTAACAAATATAGGTAATATTGACGATATGAAAATACGTTATAAAAAAATAAGTGATACCGATTGTTTAACATTAGAAAAATTATTTGATTATACAAAACCAAAATCAAAAGATTGTATATGCGAATATCAAAAAAGATGTAATAAGTGTAATTATTTAGATTATGAAGAGTATAAAATTAAATTTAATAAAAAAAATATTATAAAAAAATTTACTAATAACAATCACAATAATTTTAAATTTGGAAACTTTGGATTTAATTTTAAGTTTAATTGTATTGAGAATGTTTATAATTTTAGAACACATAAATTACATATGTTTCATGAAGCCAACAAAATAGAAAACATTATAAGAATGTTGAATTTATTAGAAGAACATTTTTTACAAGAATATCCATTTTTTACTTTTTATCTTCCTGAAAATATAAAAGAATTTGAGGATTTTATTGTAATAAGAGATGATGGAAATTGTTGTGAAATTATTGCACGGTCTAAAGATTATTTTTATCATTTTCAAAAATTTAATTGATTTTATAAAAAATTGAATAAAAAATTCATTATTATGAATTAAATGTATAATATAAATAAAATGCAGTCCTCAAAAAAAATAAAATTAGTTTATGATTTTTATGAAAATGATATTGCGTATGATGGGTTCGAACAAGCAACTAAAATAGATAATGATTTTGATTACAATAAAATATTATTGGATTCAGTAAAGGATATTTCCTATGATAAAAATAGGAATTTAATAATTTATTCCTGGGGTATTTTGAGACATACTGAACCAAAATGTGAAATTTCATTTGACCTAACAAAATTCACAACCAAAACAGATATAAAAGATGTAAGACTATTTGATGGTAGAGATGCAGAAATTCAAAATTCAATAATTCAACATCCATTATTTGCTGAATTACTACAAAAAATAATAGAAGAAATAGAAACAAATAACTCAACAGAAATATCATTCTTTTGTAATCATGGAAAACATCGTTCTGTAGGATGGACAGAAATATTAAAAAAATATTATTATCCAAATTCAATAATTAAACATAGTATTAAATAATATTAACGACTATAATGTATTGTAAAATATTTTGTATATATTTTATTTTCTATTTTTTATACATTTATAAATTTCAATTTCAATTATATATATAACATATATATAATCTGATATGAAATGCTATACACAACTTACAGAGGGACTGTTTCTTGGAAATCAGTTTTCAACAACAATTATCACAGATATAAATGTCATTATTTCTATAGGCTGTAAAAGTAAGTCAACTATTCCAAGCATAGTCAATTATAAAGTGTCCATTCGAGACAGTGTAGATTCTAATTTGACTCTACTGTTTGGAGATGTCACAGCGTTCATTCATAGCAATTTATTAAATAACAAGAAGGTGTTAGTTCATTGTCAAGGAGGTGTCAATAGATCTCCAATATTTGTCATCGCTTACCTCGCACGGTATTTAATGACATTGGAAGAAGCAGTGCTACATGTGACAACACTTAGGAGCTCTGTACGAATACAACCGCATTATTTACACCAACTTAAAGAATGGTTGAATGATATTATAATTTGTAAAAATTAGACAACCAAATTATAACGGATGTATATAACAGATGTATATCACATTTGTAAATTTGGAAAATTCATATTATTAAACAATGATGTTAATTTATTATTAGAACAATCAATTTTAAATATTAAATTAAGGCTGATGAATAAAAACACGGAAAATTAAGAAGAATTATTTATAAATTTCATTTCAAAATGGGTGTTTGAAATGAGAAAAGGTGTAAAGTAGAGAGAAACGAAAAAAAATCCCCAACAAAATTCAAATACTTAAAAGCTATATTTCCTGTTTCTCTCTTATTTTATAATTCAAAAAGGTAAATGGAATAGATTCCAAATTCCAATTTCTTACTAACTTCTCCCAATAAATTAAGAGAGAAACGAAAAGAATCCCCAACAAAATTCAAATACTTAACGGCTATTTCCTGTTTCTCTCTTATTTTATAATTTAAAAAGGTAAATGGAATAGATTCCAAATTCCAATTTCTTACTAACTTCTCCCAATAAATTAAGAGAGAAACGAAAAAGAATCCAATGAAATTCAAATACTTTTGTTATATAGTATATAATATATATAATATATATATGGATCACCGAAAGCTAAACTACCAGTTTCAAGAAAAGGACGCAAGAGACTATAAGTATTTTAAAATAGTTCCCCTCAAATTTCTCTCTAAATTGCCATCTCAATTTAGTTTACAGAATAAAATTGGGATAATTTTAGACCAAGGTAATATCGGTTCTTGTGTCTCCAACGCGTTTGCGTTATGTATAAACATGTTGACCAATAAAAATGTTAAAATATCCAGATTATTTCACTATTATTGTGGAAGGGCTATCGGGGGAGACTCGTCCATTTCAGATACCGGACTAACTCTCAGAATGGCCGCAAACATAATTCGAAAATTTGGAGCGTGTGCCGAACAAAGTTGGCCCTATGTAACGGCCAATTATCCCGAGTTACCTCCATTAAACGTATTTAAGGCTTCCAAACTGTTTAAGAAATATAATTATACATTTGTGACGCAAGACCTAATTAGTTTTAAAAGCTGTTTATTGGTTAGCAAATCGCCCATTATTTTTGGTGTTTACCTTTACGAAAGCTTCTTCAAAATGAAAAATGGAATAGTTCCAATGCCGAACGTATTTACCGAACAATTTTTAGGTGGTCATTGTATGCTTATCATCGGATATAATGACGCAACGCAAACGTTTACGTGTGCGAATTCGTGGGGAAGTGCCTGGGGGGACCGCGGGCTTTGTTATGTTCCTTATGCGTATTTATTGGATTCAGCTCTTACGGCTGACTTTTGCCAATTAAACTTTATTTTTTAAATTGTAGGTTAATAATACTTTTGTTTTCGGGTTTTCTTGTTTCCCCACAAGAAATTTCCATACGGTTTTTTAGTTCTTGGTCTGAAATGTTTTTTTCTTTTCGTATTTTTAAAATACTTAATCGGTTTGTTATCATTTTGCTCTTTGGGTGGTTTCGTAATATTGGTCTTGGGTTTTTCCTCTTTAGGTTTAAATATGGGGTCTCCTGGTTTATAATTCAAAAACCATTCTTCAAACTCTGGGGTTCCACGCAAGTCTTTCATTTCTTTAAATTTTTCTGCCTTATCAGCTCGCATTTGTTCTACTGTTTCCTGTTTCCCGTAACAAGTGATGCTGAATCGTTGTAATAATCCATCTTGCTTTAATCGGTTTTTACTCTGAACATCAAATAAGAATTCCGCCATACATAAAATGCGATTGCTATGGTTGCTAAAGTACGGTCGATTAGAGTATAAAAAGGCTAAGTAAAAGCTGAGCATGGTATCAATGGTCGCAATCTTTACCGATTGGTTTTTTATTTTTATAATATTGTAGCTATGACACGCCACGGGGGTATAAATAAAGGCGACTGTTTGTGACCCTACTTTGATTTCATAATGTAAAGGAATAATTTCACCAACGGGTTCTCTCTTTATTATCTTGACATTGTTCACCCTAATATCTTTTAATCGTTCCACCAGAATCTCTGCAGTTGTTTCCGGATTTAAAGAAATGACATCAAAGTAGGAAGATTCGTGCGAAGTGATTTTCGAGTTTTTTTTATTTGGCATATAGTTTACATATTGAGAGATGGCAAACCCGCCGAAGAAAACAACCCCTTGATTAATTAACGTGTCCTTGACCACTTCCACAAGTTCCGCATTATTAGTGAATTCCTCTTTATTATTCAAAGGTTTTATATTTTTACACGCAGAACGGTCGATAGGATAAAACTTATTAATTAAAGTTAACCGTTTCATCACCTTTTCCCACCTTGAAGTGTCCCCCGCGGGACGACTAAGTTCCAAGTACATGGACATTCTTAAAAAATTAGGGTCGACATGGGAAATACCATTGACACGGACAGATTTCTTCTTTATGGTGTCGAATAGGTCTGGCGGCAGACTAGTAATGTCGGCCATCCCCTGATAATTCACAAACACCTTATAAGTTCCGTGGTGCTGCCCGCTTCGTGCCTCCACATCGCTATATCCAAGCTCGTGATACATGTTTGCTAAAGCCTTTGCGTCATTTAATGCGTCGGGAGAGAAAAAGTCATAATCGGGTAAGTCTACGTCTTGATTATAAATTTTCTGGTCATCTGGTAAAAGGGCGTTAATGCTTATCCCTCCATAGCAAACCAGACTCTTTTGTTTTATAAAATTTTCGACAATGGTAATCATTTCCTTTACTTCAGGGGAATTAACCGCGACCTTGGAGACCTTTTCCTGTGCTTTATCCACTTGCATTCTTAAAATGGCCAGCTCACAATCGCCGAAACTCATATCTTTGGAACAGCCTTTATCCTTCATAAAAATATAATATGTATATTCAATATAGACATTATATTTTATTAAATTCTATTATTCTCTCCACGTTATTTTTTTAAGTATCAAAACTATAGTAATCCGTGCTAACATTACGAGTTTGATACGATAACGCGGGGTCTTGTTGGATTGGGTCTGGAATGGTAATAATTTTATACCGCAATGGTTCGGGTTTTAAACTAAACGCATAGCCAGCTCGGTCAAATAAAATCTTGTTCATTTCAAGAAAATTGTCGACCGTTTGATACCGCATGGCAATCATTTGACAACCCGCGTCTCTACAAAAAGGTCCGCTTGGGTTAGGTGGGTCCGGCCCCGCGTCTGGAAATACAATGGACATGAATCTTTTATTATATTCTCTTAGTTCATTCAAGTCCGGATTATTTTTCACGTCGCTATACGTAAGAGCCCGCATGAAGATGGAACTACTTGTTAAATTCACATACTCGAGTAATTCTTGATTATCCAAAAACGCCACACTTCCGGGACTACCTCGGTCCACAATAAGAATAATCTTATTTTGAAATGAGAGGAGCGGTTGTTCCCCTAGATTGGTACCCGCATTTTCAAAACTATATTCTCTTCCCAGCATTTCATTATCATAAGATTTAAAAATGGTGACCAAATTATTATACATATCTGCGTTATTGGACATGAACCTCAAATGTATTAAAATAGGATCCGTGGAGTTTGGAGCCGTGCTGCCAGAGAACGCATAATTTTTTATGGTGGTCATGACATCACTAAAGTCAACCGAATTATACGTCTCTTTGGTATAATAATTATCCGAAGTACTTGTTGCCACCACGGGCCTATTGTCCACCGAATATACCTCAAAATCCAGACATCGCACTCCTTCCTTTATTACGGCTTTTAAATTACATATATTTACAAAGTCGTTTTTATAGCTTCCTCCAGAACAAGCGTTGTAGGCCGTTTTAATGTAATAATCATTTAAATTGTAACCACAATCAGGGTCGTTGGCACTTAACGAATGGATATTTGGAGCAATGGTACTATACAAGGTATTCATATAGTCACACTCTTTGTTTTCCAATTTTGAAATATAAATAGCATATATAATTGCTAAAATAACAACCACGAAAAATCCAATGGATGCCAAATACATGATGAAATTGTTTTGTCTTTGTAAATCAAGATTTGGTCTGGGTAGATTGGTTGACATTTTATAATAACCAATTATTTTTAATTTTTTTGAAAAACTTAAAAGTCCTTCTTCTCTCTCTATTTTTTGGATTTATTGGATTTGGTATTGGAGTTTCTTCGAATCCGTTTATTATGGTGCTTACGAGTTAATAAGTGTTTGCGCCTGGCATTGGTTTGGGGTTTTACAACATTATTAGGGTTGTAATCAAACTGTTTATAAACCCGGTTTAAATACTTGTCATCAAATATTTTGTAAGTTGGGGTCAAGGACTTGGTGGTTTCGTGAATGGTCACCTTAATTTTTGGGGTATACGATTTCGGTAACTTATTTATAAATTTTACGTTTTTTTCATTCGACACATCGCTATAATAAATAAACTCTAAATCGGTAATATTTAACAACAGCTGCGAGGTAGTTCTTACAAATTTCATATGCTTACCAGTAAGAGTTGGGTTATATTTTTGGGTTAACTGTTTGCTTCGATACGGATGAAACCTTGGATCAATGTTGGAATAATTTTTATTCATTATGTTTAACAATTGGTCATAAGATTTGACCTTTTTTAATTCTTCTTCCACAATCTTTTGTCTTAAAAAAGAAGAAACCCCTTTTTTTCCGGTTCGGTAACCGGCCTCCGTGTCTTCGCCGTGATTACTCAAGACTACACTGTTTTTGTGATTTTGTTTTATGGAAAATTCCTTGTCCGTTTCTTCGATTTGATAACATTTTCCTTCTGCGACTAGTAACGTGTGCCCTTCAATCATTTTAAAATAACGGTCTTGTTTTAATAGTTTATCGATGGATTCTTTCTCGCACAAAATATCGTGAAACACATTTCCTTTGGTTAAGTGATGTTTTAAATAATCCGGGTCCTTTCTTACTCTACTTCTTACCGATACTCGGTTTGGATTATAGAGAGAAGAATTGACCATGGCACACCTTTTTTCGTTCAAACCTTCCATCCAATTGGTACCCAAATCTTTAAAATAAACCAACTCGACCCCGTTAACAATCTCGTGTACTATTTCAATTTTTGGCTTGTAACTTCGGTCGCGATTTTTAGCCAAAATGGTTTTACCATTAAGATTTTTAGAATATAGTATAACGCACATGTTATATATTACTAATATTATTAATTTAAAATTTAAATACCTAGCTATACTAAATAAACATACTGACATGGCAGGCGGCCTATTAAACTTGGTTTCAAGTGGACAACAAAATATTATTTTAAACGGTAATCCTAGCAAAACCTTTTGGAAATCGACTTATCAAAAATACACCAACTTTGGAATTCAGAAATTTCGTGTCGACTTTGAAGGTGCTCGTACACTTCGTCTGTCCGAAGAATCCAAATTTACGTTTAAAATTCCGAGATATGCGGACTTATTAATGGATTGTTATTTAAGTATGGAATTACCAAACATATGGTCTTGTATTATGCCTCCGCAACTCACCACCAATCCAGATGGAACTACTTTTTATACCGATTGGGCACCGTACGAGTTTAAATGGATTGACAATCTCGGAGCTATTATGATTAGCGAAATAGTAATTACTTGTGGCAATCAAACACTACAACAGTACTCTGGACAATATTTACTTTCGGCGGTTCAGAGAGACTTTAGTGCGGACAAAAAAGCACTTTTTAGTGAAATGATTGGAAATATACCTGAACTGAATGACCCGGGCAATGCGGGCACCCGAACCAACTCCTACCCGAACGCATACTACACGGCCAGTCCCGCGGGCCCTGAGCCATCCATTCGCGGTAAAATATTATATGTTCCTATTAACGCATGGTTTGGAATAAAATCGCAAATGGCATTTCCTTTAGTGTCATTACAATACAATGAATTACATATTACGGTGACGATGAGACCAATTAATGAAATGTTTCGTATTCGCGATGTCTTTGATTACGTCAACAATTTCCCCTATATTGCTCCCAATTTTAATCAATTTTACCAACAAATGTATCGATTTTTACAACCGCCGCCAGATATCGAATTAGGGCCTACTTCCTACCTAGACACACGAACCATTTGGAATTCGGATATTCATTTGAATTGTACATACTGCTTTCTCTCTAACGATGAAGTTCAATTGTTTGCTAAAAACGAACAAAAGTATTTGTTTAAACAGGTTCATGAAACATGGTTTTATAACGTGACTGGGGCCAACAAAATCCAACTGGATTCGATTGGGTTAGTCACAAGTTGGATGTGGTTTTTCCAAAGAAGCGATGCGAATTTACGAAACGAATGGACTAATTACTTTAATTGGCCTTATAATTATATTCCGAATGATTTG